CGCGTATTCACAGCCAACTCAATGATTTACCATCAAAAGGGCATGAAATGATTGAGTTTGCAAAAGAAATCAATCTCAAACTGATGGAATGGCAAGAGTTTGTCTGCATTCATGGCCACAAGGTTCGAGAAGATGGTAGGTGGCATCACTCTGAACTGGGTTTGATTATGGCCAGGCAACAGGGTAAGAGTACGCTCATGATGTTACGCATTTTAACTGGCATGTATGTTTGGGGTGAGGGATTGCAATTGGCATCTGCTCACAGACTTACAACATCTCTGGAAACATTTAGACAGATAGTTAGCCACATCGAACAGAATGACAAACTTGCATCTGAAGTAAAGAAAATCCGATGGCAGCATGGAGCGGAAGAAATTGAACTTAAAGGCAATCGCAGATTTGTTGTAAAGGCATCTAACAATGCCGCGAGAGGCTTGAGTAAACCAGAAACCATACATTTAGACGAATTAAGAGAATACAAGGATGAAGAAGCCTGGTCATCAATGCGTTACTCAATGATGGCTGCTAAAAATCCGCAGGTATGGATTTATAGTTCGGCTGGCGATCAACATAGTATAATCTTGAATAAACTTCGTGAACGCGCTATTGCAGCGAGTGCGGGAACCTCAGACCCGATCGGTTGGTTTGAGTGGAGTGCCGAACCAGATGCGCCAATTACCCTTCCGTCGGGCGATATTAACTGGCGTGCATTTGCTCAATCCAACCCTTCGTTGGGTGTAACAATTCATCCAGATAATATTCGAGCAGTAATAAATGATCCACAAGATATTGTTCGAACTGAAATTCTTGCACAATGGGTTGACACAATAAATTCAGCAGTAGATGCTCAAAAATGGGCACAATGTAAAGTTGATCCAATTCCACTAGATCCAGATAAGCCAACCTGGTTTGGATTAGATTGTTCACCAGATCGTAAACATGCAGCCTTAGTTGCTGCTCAAAGATTAGATGGTGAACGATTTAACATGGTTTTACTTCATACTTGGTCAAATGATTATTCATTAAATGATTTTGCGGTTGCCAATGACATAGCGCCTTATGTCAGGAAATATCATGTTGAAACTGTTGCCTATAGCAAAAAAACAAGCCAGGCAATTGCCAGTAGATTAGTTCCTGCTGGAATACCAGTTACGGACATGGATGGCAGCATTTACAGTGAAAGTTGTGATCGTTGGCTTGGAGCCATTAATTCACACAGGTTACAACATGGTGGTCAGGAAGAATTTACTCAGCAAGTGTTATCTGCAGCCAGATTACCTTATGGAGATGGATCTTGGATTATCGGAAGAAGGGCAAGCAAGGTAGCGGTTTGTGCAGCAGTAGCCAGTGCGCTCGCTACATATTTTGCAACTCAGACACAAACAGAAATAGACATACAAATCGCCTAAATGGTATAATCTTTACCAATGGGATTATTCGATCGTTTTACCACAAAACAGGCAGTCGATCAAGTCGATGTTCAAGCATCGTTAGCGCCTTACAACGCGCAACAATTAATTGGCGGTATGTTATTTACCACATCAACCGCAACTCGTGAACAATTTATGGCAGTACCATCTGGTGCTCGCGCAAGAAATATTATTTGTTCAACTGTAGGATCTTTACCATTAGATCAATATAATTATTTTACAAATGAATACATAAGACCACAACGCGTAATTATGCAACCAGATCCAAGAGTTGCAGGATCAGCCATTTACAGTTGGATCGCTGAGGATTTACTCTTAACAGGCGTGGCTTATGGAATGGTTTTGGAAAATTACTCATTAACAGATGGATCAAGAATTAGATCATGGACAAGAGTTGCACCAAATAGAGTTTTTGCAAGTTTAAATGCAAACTCAACAGAAATTGAATATTATACAGTTGACGGCAAAAAAGTTCCACCATTTGGTCCAGGAAGTTTAATTGTATTTAATGGACTTGATGAAGGAATATTAAATCGTGCCGGTCGTACAATTAAAGCCGCATTAGCATTAGAAAATGCTGCTGAGTTATATGCTAAAGAGCCAATGCCAACAATGGCGCTTAAAGCATCTGGCGCACCATTAACATCTGAAAGAATTTCAAAATTATTAGAGCAGTGGAAAGTTGCGAGAAATACACGCAGCACGGCATTTTTAAATTCTGATGTTGAGTTACAGGCAGTTGGTTTTGATCCTGCTAAATTACAATTAAATGAGGCCAGACAATACCTTGCTTTAGAAATCAGCAGAGCGGCGGGAATTCCTGCATCATTCTTATCTGCAGAAACTACTTCAATGACTTATTCAAACATGACAGCAGAAAGAAAAGCATTAATTGATTTCTCATTACGGCCAATCTTGACCGCGATTGAGCAAAGACTTTCACAAGCGGATTTTGTACCCAACGGCGTAGCAGTCCGTTACAACATCGACGATTTCTTGCGTGGTTCAGCATTAGAGCGTGCGCAAGTTTACGAAATACTAAACCGCATCGGCGCGATGAGTGTCGAACAAATACAAGAGGAAGAAGACTTAATCCGATGAAGATTAATTTCCCAATTGAGATAACCGCAGCCGATACAAACAAGCGCACAATTTCAGGCAAGATTGTAACCTGGGATGAGCAAGGTTCAACAAGCGCTGGATTGACTGTTTTTGAAAAAGATTCAATTGATTTTTCTAAGCCTGTAAAATTATTGCTTGAGCATGAGCGTACCAAACCTCTAGGAAAACTCATCGACATAACAACAACAGACTCAGGCCTGGAAGCGACATTTCGTTTGGCTAAAACTTTTGCTGCAGATGATGCGCTTGAAGAAGCCGCTACTGGATTACGCGACGGCTTTAGTGTTGGAGTGAAAATTAACGAATGGAAAAACGAAGAAGGCGTATTAAGAATTAAATCAAGTTCATTACAAGAAGTGTCATTAGTAACTGAGCCCGCCATCGACAGTGCAAGAGTTGCCGAAGTAGCAGCGAGCGAAACACCACAGGATTCCGAAGCAACCGCTACGGATGAACAACCAAAGGAGCAACAAGTGTCAGAAGTAACTTCTGAAGCCCCTATCGCCACCGAAGCGGTAGAAGCGGCTCAAACACCAGTTGTAACAGCATCAACTTACATGGCATACACAAAGCCACGCGTTGACACAAATGTTACAGCAGGACAATATGCAGCAGCACAAATTCGTGCAATTCAAGGTGATACAGATGCACGCGATTTAATTGCAGCATTAGCAATTGGAACAGTTTCAGAAAACACAGGAATGGTTCCACCAAATTACCTACGCGATGTCATTGGCGTAATTGATTCATCAAGGCCGTTTATCGATAGCATAGAGCGTGCACCGCTTCCTGCTTCTGGGCTTAAAATCTTTACTCCAGTATTAGGAGCACAAGCCATAGTAGGCCAAACTGCTGAGGGTGTAGAATATGCATCTCAAGACACAGCAGTTACTTTCCAAGAAGATAACATCGTTAAGTTTGCAGGCGCAAATGTTATCAATCAAGAGGTTTTGGATAGATCAGATCCGAGTTTCCTAGATTTGTTAATTCGTGAGTTGGCTGCATCTTATGCACAAAAAACAGATGCTTACGCGGCAAGAATTGCAGCAGATGGAGCAGATTCATCTACTGGTTCAACTCTTTACAAGTCTATTGCAGATGGAATTGCAGATTCATACGGAGTAATGCGTTTTACACCTAACAAATTGTTAGTTGCTCCTTCAGGTGGATATGTAAACATTGATTTTGCAAACATTCTTGGAGCAGTTGATGGATCACAACGCCCACTATTCGCAGCAGCAGCACCACAAAATGCTGGTGGTCTAGTAACACAAGGATCAACGAATGGCACAGTTGCTGGTCTTGATTTAGTTGTAGATCCTAACTACACAGGAAACACAGGCAATGCAAAAGTTGCTTTAGTTTATCCTTCACAAGCAATGAGATTCCACGAAAGCGGCACATTTGAAATTCGTGCCAACATTGTTGCCAATGGCCGTGTTGAGATTGGCCTATATGGATATGTTGCAGTAGTTAACCGCTACCCAACAGCATTCCGCAAGTTAGACATAGCGTAATTTAACTGAGTGCCTGGGGTTGCTCCCGATCTCAGGCATCCTTTAAAGGGAGTAAGGAGAAG